TCGGCCCAAGGAAATAGAAAGTCTTTCCTTGGTCGATCAAATCGGACACCCGAATAATCTGGGAAACTAGGAGGTACTTGAAGTATTACGTCATCCACCCTTAAGATCTCCTTATAAAGGAAACCTAAACTTTGGGGGATTTCGTCTTCCGACCACCTTCGCAAAAGCCCATTGATCGTTTTGTACAAGAACACACTGTATTCTTGTCGTGCGAGCAGTTGTGCTTGACCCTCTGGTTGGAAGGGCCTAACATCGAAGCCACAATAGTAATCACCACCGCAGCTTTCTCTAAAACTCTCTTTGACATAAGTTTTATCATCATTGAGTAGGAATCCTATATCTGTGAAAAATTGAGCGACAAAGTGATGCATCCGTGAAGGATAGATCAAATCATCGCCATACACAGATATAAGCCCTTGCGCTTTAGAGAGTGTCTGTATTGCCTTCAACAGACTGTAGAATACCAAAGTCTGTGCTTGGAACGTAAAACCAACACCCATAGTCATGAAAGACATGAGGTAGTTCTTTGTCCCGTCGATCTCTACGTGTCGGATTCTACCGTATTTCATAGCATTATACCATGGACGCGGTAGGACTCTATTCAAGAGATCAGCTGTAAAGGAATCACTAGCAGCAGATAAATCAGCTGTTGTATGAGTCCTTGTGCGAGAGAATAACCTCGCAAGTCTACGATGCTTTTCTTGCAATCGTTTTATGTTTAGGCCCACCGAAGTGAGCCTATCCTCGATCAATTTTCCTAGACCATAGGAATAGAAACCTCCTATAGTTGTATTAGGCATAATTGAACGTAGACTTTTGTAAGACTTTGGTACATTCGTCAGGGCTAGTGACTCACATACTACGTAATTAGGACGGTCGGTTTTCTGACTATCACAAATTGCGCCCTCTAATAGTTTATCAGAGGTCAAGTGTTTTTCAAACCACTTGATATGTGGGTAAGAACCGGAAAGTGGGAGCTCAAGTCGTCTATCAAGATAGGCTTCAGACGCCCTTACACCAACGGATGCTTTCTTACCGAATCTGCACAAAAGATAGTGCTCGTCTACACTATAGTCGCCGAGGATCTCTCGGCAAATAGTTCGTGCTTTCTGTATTATGAGAAAGGCACGATGAGTAACAGGAGGTTTTCCTGCAATTCGGATCTGAGTAGCTAAAAATTTCTCTTTAGCCATTTCCTCAAGATCCGTACTCTTGTAGACGTCTTTTGTGAAGATATACCGCTTAAACAGATTTTCCATTTGATACCTACACTTAAAGTAGGTATAGGGTGAAAGGAAATACCGTTCACCCGACCCTAACGCGCGGAAAGTGGCCATGTCACTCAAGAATGGCTCTCTATCCCGCAGGAAGGAAGGATCATCTAATAAAGAGCGGAAGTCACGTACAAGCCAATGCCACAGATTACGCATTGCTACATCTGTGCTGAAAGAACGGTGTGCTTTCATAAGAAACCCCATTTGTTTTGAAGGTTTAGAAGGTAATACCTCGAGCAAGATTATGCTAGAGAGCCCGTTCGCCAAAAGGACGTAAAGTCCGAGTCGAAGAGGAACTGAGCTGCATAGTTGATGAGTTTATCTACCTCAGCAACAGACATCTCAGGATAATCCTCAATTTCAATCCGGGCCAGGGGAAATCCCTGTTTACCAGAAGCCAATACCTTTGGTAGGACAATGGTCATAGACCTCTTGCCTTTTCCATAGGTGCCGTCTTGAGCCAATGTAGCTAATTTGTTCTTAGCTGTTACATTGGGTCGAGTACGATAGTCGGTAATGGACGCATCTTGAAGATGAATCCCATTTACGACTGGCTGTCCGTCGACACTGAAGGTTTTCACAGTGCCGCCTGCGACGGATATTGTTCCGCCGTCTGCGATGGTTCCGTTTTGGAGTGGCATCGAATTTACCTCTTTGGAATTAAATGTGCAAGCCGTTGCCAGCTTAGTGTGACCCCGTCAATGATATGTTTAACATTGTCGAGACCGTAGTCTACCAAAGGAAAACTTGGTAGGGGAGTGTTCACAACTCTGGTGAATTTTGACCAGATGTCAAAGGTCTGGTGAACCACAGCTTGATTCCACGATGTTCTGTAGGTATATCCGCTCATGGCACAATACACATTAACCAAATCAGTTATCTGAGTGATAACCTCTTTATAGCCAATTGTGTTGCCCAGTTCAGTGTTATCTGGATTCGGGTAGCTAACCCTTAAGAAATCACCAATGTTGAAGAACCAGTCAATAACGAAAGAGTAAGGAACAAGCTCCCAGGCTAAAGGGAAGATATTATGTAATCCTCCACCCAAATTAGGGTTGTGACACTTAACACGATAATAGACGTGGCTAGAAACTTTTGACTCTTGGTAAACACGAGTCATCCATTGATAGCCAATGCCCGTTACGTATGGGTCACTATAGCCAGCTGCTTCCGTTAGAATAAGCTCTTTCGGCTTACTCTTCATTGCACTCTTCTTGCGAATCTGATCCACAGGGCGGATAACATCATTGACATATAAGTCGTGAAGACTTTGTATATCCATGAGGGTCGGCATTATGCCGTACCGATATTCCAACCACTTAGAGGATAGATAAGAAGAGATTCGTTTGGGCGATGACATACCACGGGGCAGCTTATGAAGCAGCTTCCATGGACGCAAAAGCCCGCCTAAGAGTCCTCCGAGCATTGCCATGGTTTCGCCAGATTCGGCGAGCATCATAGCAATATCGGCCTCGGGTGCGTTTGCTTTCGCAGCCGCACTACAACGAACCATGCTACCAACAGTTGTATCTTGGGTAGCAGCACTACCGTAATCACGGTAGTTGGCACGCCAGCGTAGGGGATAACCCCAGAACGTACTTTGAGGTTGCCAATTTCCACTGTAATACATATCAATGGAAGTTACAGGCAACAAGTCGCTCATAGCTGTGTGAGTCCATTGTACAACAGGATTTACGCGAAATACACCTGGGCGAAAATCGGTAGTCTTATTACCACTAATAGTGACGGATGATCCGCGGACTAGAAGGTTACTTCCTTCTATTCTTACCGGATTTGTCCTAACTCTCGTGGTGAAAGTTCCGCTTCTATCCAGTTGATCGAGCGTTTTTGTAAAATCCATGTTGACTCTCCAATGAGTTGACTGTTATATTACAAGCTACAAGCTTGTAAAATGTTTCCCTCCATCACATCCATAGGGTAGCTAATCCTATGTCCGCCACTCTTTTCGGCATACAGGTAAGTATAAAGCTTACCAGGGAGCTTCACAGCTCCTGGGACTTCTTTAAAAGTCCCATACCTTCTGTATGGAACGAGAGTCGACTTGGAGAAGTCTATCCCGTGGGTGATGGAG